GGTTGAGTGATTATCAGATTGATCAAATGGAGACACCTATCATGGATAAGTGTCCCGAATGTGATGGGGAGGGCACCGTTTACTACGAGGTTGCCCGACCTCAAAGTTTTACCCGCAATATTGGTTACTTAGAGGAGGTTTCTCAAGTTTGCGAAAATTGTTCGGGTGACGGTCAAGTTGTTCGGATTTGCGAAGGTTGCCTGATGCCTGTGACGTTGGGCATGGGCCACGATGCAGAATACTGTGAGGAGTGCGAGGATGCATAGATATGTAAACCCGAAGATGCGCAAGGCTATGGATGAATCTTTAGCCTTGTTGCGTGATGCGGCGAAAGATTCGATTAAATACTATGAGAATCGTTACCCGAACAATTCGCCGCTTGGCTTGATTAAAGGTGATGTGAATAGCTTTGAGCGTGAGTTGCGTCAATGCATTGAGGATCATGTTTTCATGCCGTGGCAAAATCAATGGTTTGAGGAGAACAACTGATGGCGATTGCTGATGATACGATGTGCATGCATTACACGTTAGATCGTCTTGATGATATTAAGACGCAGACGGACTTGGATGAGTTTAAGGACGAGATTCGAAATAATCTGGAAGTTAACAGTCAATGGCGTTCAGTTAACCATTATAACCCGAACATTTCTGTTGCTGATGATCCTGATGATTTTGACGTTTACTCTGCGATTGACAATGTAAAGCGCAATTACATTGAGAGGGCATTGACCCGATCAAGGAACGTTGGCGAGGCTTCTAAGTTGTTGGGCATTCGTAATTACCAGACGTTACAGAATTGGATGGAAAAGTTGGGGATGGATAAATGTTAGAGTTCTTTACGGTTCTGATGATTGATTATGAAATGGCTGCGCATAATGCCGCACCTCTTGCAAGCATTGTATATGCTTCAGAGGGCCACTGTCAGGAAGTAATGGATCAAGGTTTAGCTGACCCGATTTACGATCATATTGTAAAGCTTTACGGTAATGATATTTATATGACATGCGTTGAAACGGATGTTGTTTCATCTGCGTTAAGACCGAGGGCAAGACCACAGGGAGGCAGCGATGGATGATCTTTGGGATGTTGTAAAGCAAGTCAAGAAGTTACAGCGTGAGGTAGATGATGCTGAGTGGGAGTGTGATACACGGCTTGCACATTTGGCGCGAGAGTTGGAGCATTTTAAGAGGCTGCAGGAGGAAGGCATAATTTATGAGCCTAAGTTCTGAGGAGATTGAGTACATTGTTTCGGGCTGGATTAAAGACCTGCCCGAACCAATAACCCGAATAAATGTGAGAGATATAATTTGCCAACTGCTGTATGAATTTGGAGTTCCGTCAAATCAGTTAGTTCTTATTATGTTGTTGATTTTAGATAAATATTCTTTGGATAATGTGGTTGAAGAAGCAAATAATATAGATTAGAAGTTCCTGCGAGGGGAGTCTTCACTGTAGCCAACATGAATTGTTATAGCCGAGCTTTTTGATATTTTTATCAAAACCCCTCACCATTAATCTATATCTTCTCTTGGTAGGCCATAGCGTTTTTGTGTTTCGACAATTGATTTATATTGCCGACCAAGCATGCTTGCGATTTCTAAAGTTTTCATATTTTTTTTCATCATTCGATTTATAATTTTTGCTGACTCGCTAATTTTTTCTGGGCGATTATTTTGACCACCTTTAGATCCGTTTATCTTTGATTGTTCAAAGTCTCTCATGTTGTACTTTGGTGCATTTTGTTTTTCTTCTATGACCAGATCTTGCCAACATTGTGCATATGCTTGTTCAAATGGTAGTCCCATTTGAATGAGTGCTTTTAATTTTTGAATTGGTTTCATTTCTTCTTCGTTCAAGTGCCCGCTCCAACATTTCTAATAAGGCGAGCATTTCTTCGCCTTGTTGTTTGCCATGAAAAAAGCCCATGCGCTTTCCGTCATAGATAAGCACATGGGCCTTACGTTTAAGCTGCTGTATTATAGCTGCTAATTCTACGTCCACCGAGCATCTCCTTTAAGGATAATTGCTGGTCCGACGATGCCTGTGCCACAAAGTTTTGTGGCTTCTTCGTTAAATGGCAAGTTTTCAAGCAAACCTTCTTCGTTTACGAGAATTTGCCAATCGGGATTTTCTGGCGATCTTACGAGTTCAACCAGCCCCCCGACAATTGCTTGCGCTTCCTCAAGCGTAGGTTGATTGTCTTCAAATACTGTAATCATAGCTTCTCCTTTTTCTAGATTAACTTGGGATAATTACCATACTATCCCACATTAGTCAACAATTATCTATCCAAATTTTGCCAAGCATTGTCACGTTCTTGTCTGTGCAATGAACCACCAACTACGCCAAGCCATTTACGTGGGCCGTTGCGCGTTGTTTTGTATTTATCAATACGACGATCATTCATTAATTTCTTAACTGTTTCCCCGATAGTGTTTTTACTCCAACGTTTTAGATTTGCTGCATTTAAGTCATCATCAGGAGCAGTTTGGATTGTTTCATATGCCGCGTCCATGCCACTTCCATGCGTCATTGGGATGCCATTAGCTTCGCGCTCTGCGACAAGGTTGAATAGATAATCGTTTCTGTCTTGAATAGACTGAGATACAGTTGCGGCCTGTCTTAGATCGACTGATCTGTCTTCAAGCAATCCTGTGTCTGGGTTTCTAATAAAGTTTCGAATCTCCCGATTTGCGGGGCCGTTTGATTTTACAACCGCGCCATCGAATACTGCATTGCGCGTATATGGGATGTTCAACTCTTTGCACCGTGTTTTTGCTACAGATGCATCGACTTGCCAAACAGCAAACGCTGCGCGAACGCCGTCAACGATAGCCGATGTACCGCGAATTAAGTTCCGCGCTTCTTCTGGCGTTGTGATTGGTTCCTTGTCTCTGATTTTTGCCATATGGTGATTGACGATCACCGTTGCGCCTGTTTCGGTTGCAATTTGCGCCAACAGACCCATGAAGGCTGCACCTGCTGCTGGATCAGCATTTACATCTGCATGAACAAATGAGGCCATAGGATCAACTACGATTAACGCGAGATCATCCATTTCAAGCATTTCTTCATAAATCTTTTCAAACTCTGAAGATGTTGCGTAGGTGTTATCGACCTTCATCATAATGGGAAACACACCGCCTTCGTTTGGTAGCGGCACAACGATAAGATCATGTGCATAACCCGAACGTTTGTTCTGCGGATCTAGCCTGCTGATACGGCGATGCAGTTCGTTGCGATCATCTTCTGCTGATAAAATGATAGCTGTGCCGTGATGTGCAACCAAGCCACCGAACGCATTCTGCATGCCTTCGCCCGATGCGACTTTCATAGCTAAGTCGAGCGTCATCATGCCTTTGCCCGAATCTCCTGCGGCTGCAAACACCACTGGTACGCCGAGCGGAATGGTGTCGCCAATAAGAAACTTTTGCTCTGGTGCCCGACCTTGAAATTGTTCACTAGCAAGTAAGCTGCGGTTTTTAAGAGAAAGCGCCTTCTTTACCTTGTGATCTGGTGCCTTGAGGAAGCTGGCAATGTCAAAGCCCTCTTCAATTGCATCTGCGGCGTCCCATTTTTTAGGCTTGCCCTTTGGTGGAACAAGCATAGTGATGGACCGCGCTCCTGCATTCTGAGCCAATTCTTGTACGATCTTAGATAGCTTTTGTCCTGCTTCGTCATTATCAGGCCAGATAATAACTTCTTTGCCCTGTAGCGGAGAGAAATCAAACTTGTGCTTTGTTTTGGGCGATAGCATGCCTGACCCGCCGATTGTGCATGTTGTTGTGTAACCTAGCTTTGTAAGTTCATCTGCGCACTTTTCACCTTCTACCCAAATAACGCGATCTGATTGCGCGATGTGTGGTAGATTATAAAGAGGGCGCGTTTCAGGCAGACGAGGAAACTGTCGAAATTCTTTTTTAGCTGCTCCGTCACTATCCCGAACAATTTCTCCGGTTTGATCTCTTTCTAGGTATCTTCTGACTGCTACAATGACTTCGCCATCTTCTGAGAGGTACAGATATTCGCCATCGTGTGGTGTATTGATGTCTATTACCCGGCGATACTTAATTTGTTCGGGTTGTACAGGATTTTGTACCGGGGATTGTACTGGGGGAGGTGAAGACATGTTCGGGTTAATTGGATTCATTGGCGGCTCTGGACGGCTCTGCTGCAAGAATGAAGAAAAATGTTCGGCTACATCTTTCATCTTCCAATTATAAGCTGCCATTAGGATTTTAGAGATGCCACCGATACCCTCGCCAGTATTAAAATCCATACCGCGCATGAAATTTGGACTCACTGGATCAATGTCGATCTTAAGTGATTGCCCCGCTTCGCCAGCCAATGAGCCTAGATAGAACTCATTTCTAACAACTCTCCCGTTTGGAAATGCGCGTTTAAGAGATTCAATCTGAACATATGACGGAACTTTTTCCGTAATTTCTGAGACTAAATCTCTTTGATTACTACCATATCCTGTATTGCCAACTACCCTTAATGACATTATATTGTCCTCATACCCATAAAACACTTCTTGACGGGGCTAGTTCTAGGACTGGCCCCTTCTTTTTATTCATCTTTCCAGCAAGTCTCCCGATACTCACAAAACTTGCAAAGAAAGAAGTCTTTGCTTTGTGCGACTCTTGGCAAGATGTCACCTGCCTTTGAAGCCGTCAAGATGTTTACGGCCTTGTCGCTTGCGATCTGAGCCAATTCGCGATTGTACGGCACTAATTCATAATACACTTCTGATGTATTTTTATTCACCACAGTAAACAGCGCAGGGTTCTCACTTAACTCCATATATGTCTGGTAAAGTGCGATCTGCGTTGCGTAAGTTGGATTTGCTTTTGTTACGCCCATACGAACAAATGCTTGAAACTTTTTGTCGTTAGCTGATTTGTTTTCCCATAGCGCAGGATAGTCCATTGCTACGGGACCGCCGCATATTACACCGTCGATGTGACCTTTTATTTGATCGTCCGCGATAGAGAAGCCAAACTGTTCGCCGTTTTTATCTTCTGTACGCAAATCAAATCCTGCATCTCTAAGCCATTTTGCTGCGTAGTCTTCGATTTCATGACCAAACTGAAAAATGCGTAATGTTTGTGCGCTAAACTCTGACCCCTCATCTTGAGGGTAATTCATAAAACGGTACTGTATCTTTCGGCTGCATTCATCACCGATACTAGATGCGCCAAGATACTTTCTGCGCTCACGCTTTTGTTCATTGCGCAAGATTGCTTCGTCTACTGCTGCCTTAATTGCTTCTGCTGTAGGATCAGAAGGGGATGCTTGTAGATGGGAAAGTGCCTGTTGACTTAAAGTATTTTTCCTCAAGGCTTCCAACGCTTATCTCCTCTGATAGTGGCTTTGCTTCTTGTAGCGCAAAAATTAAAACATGTACTTGATCTTCTGACAGGTCACAAAACCTAGTCTCCCAACCAAACTTTTCTAATATATAGGCCAATTCTTCTATTGGCTTTGGTGCCGATGGTATACTCAATGTATTGTCTCCTGCTCTGGACCGTCGATAAGTAAATCCATTATTGTGTTTATTTCCTCTGATGGAAGGGATGTGTTTTTGTAACTCATTACTAAAACGGTACTTTCGTTTATAATGATGTCGGCTGACCCGAACAAAACTTCGCCTTCTATACTTTCCTCGAATTCCTCGTGAACAATTTCGTTTACTGTTTCTGTGATTTCTTTAATGTCGCGAGGATCTTTACAGTAGCACATATATTCACGGTCTTCGGTGTATAGTTCGTTATTGTCGTTTCGTTTTGCTATGGATAAAACGAGTTCAAATCGGGCCATCTTTCTGATCCTCTCCGTTGTTATGTTTTAACCATAACGCCAAATCAGCGAGAAGATACTTAAATTCTGATGGATGTATTTTGGCAACCAGTTCGCCATCATACCAAACCTTGAGTCCGTCATCATAAACAGCCCATCGTGTCTTTACGTCTTTCATTAGTTCTTTGGCCCTTCATATCCTGCTACAACAAACGTTTTTAATTCATCATCCCAAGTGTAGTTGATCACTCCATAAAGTTTTTCTACGTCTTCATCTTTTACCCAAAATGGTATTCTTGGTTTGGGATGATTAGCCATCATCTTGTTCATTTCTTCCACTGTGATTTTAGAGGTGTTTTTTTTACTCATAAATATTTCTCCACTGCATATTCGATTGTGCCTCGGTTCCACATGAAACTAAGCATGCAAGCTGCTTTGTATTTTGTCCAAGATAAATCCATTGGTCGAACCTCAACACCTTGTGCTAACAGATGTTCGACTTGTTTAGGGGTTGCCCTTTGGCTTAACCACCGCTTGGTTTTGTTTGCTGCATTTGTGTCTTCGATCTCACGCAGGAAGTCATCGGCTGCTGCCATTGCCTGCACTTTTTGACCAACAGAAAGAACTTTCAGCTTACCCTTTGATCTCTTGCCGAATGAGATTGATAGATTTGATGTGTTTGCAACTCCGACAAATCCCTCGAATCCCATAGCTACCATAAGGCAACCATCGCCAAATAAGTCCATCCACAAAAACGGCGACATTTGCATCAAGTCGTACTCCGTCATTGTAAACCGAACAAGTTCTTCTTTTTCTTCTGATTCCGATACAATTTCTGTACCGCAGATAGGGCAAACCTGTGCGCTCATTGGGATTTCGCTTTCGCACTCGGAACAAATCTTTGTGGGTGCTTCGCCCTTTTCGCGATCATCTAAGTTCACTGCGTCTTCAAGTGAGCCGTGCGTTAGAACGCTTGTGCCAAAGTCGAGAACAATGCAATCTGTCTTTATAACGTCAGGAAACTCTTCTGGATCGACTGTGCGTAGTCCACGCCCAATCATCTGAACCATTGTGCCTTTCTGCGAACAGGGGCGCGTGAGAACCACACAGGACACCGGAGGAGCGTCGAAACCTTCTGTTAGCACTGCCACGTTCACCACGACCTGTACGTCACCGTGCGCTAGGTCATGTAGAATCTGTGCGCGTTCTGGCTTTGGCGTTTCGCCTGTCACTAACTCTGCGTTTACATCGCAATCTAAAAACGTATTGGTCAGGTCTTCTGCGTGTTTGATTGTGCTGCAGAACACAACAGTCTTTCGATCTGATGCATATTTAAACCATTCTTCAACAACTTTGTTATTGATAACCCTGCGATTCATAATCGACTCAACTTCATCCATGTCAAAGTCGTTGCCTTTACGTTTGACATTATTCAGTTGGTCGCGAACTCCACAATCGACCACGTAAGTTTTAGGTGGTACGAGAAAGCCTTCTCGAATTAGAGTTGTAATTTCGATTTGATGAGAGCAATTGTTGAATACTTTTCGCAGTCCTTTGCCGTCACCACGATTAGGTGTTGCTGTAAAACCTACAATCTCAACATTAGGATTGTCTTTTTTGATTGCCTTGATAACCCGAACATACGTATCTGCTGCTGCGTGATGGCTTTCATCAATAACAACCATGTCAAACGCAGGACGCTTCGCCATGTTTTTCT